AAATACGAACCAAATCCTGTTTTAGGCATACTGATGTTATTTGTATTAACAACACGATTTCTAATAATATTGGGAGGACGATTAGGTGTTTGAGTACCTACATATTCGTTCATATCCGCGGTCATTAACGCTTCATTAAGTCCGCCGGATATGTAAAGAGGATAGTATGTTTTGCTGTTTGTAGGTAGCCCTAATTCGCTATTGTATTTGGGTACAGTCAATGACTGGTAGCTGTTAGGGAATAACTTTTTAACATCAAGTAACTCAGCTAAACTAGTTAAGCCTTGAGTAGTACATTGCAATGGAGCTAATACTTCTTCTAGATTTTCACCAATGATCATTAAGAAGGCGCTATATATTTCCTGTTCTTGTTCTACTGTAGGAGTAGTTATAGTTCCAGAAATCAGTCCCTGAACTTCAGAACTTTCTAACCCAGATGATAATAACGCTAGTACTAAATCTTGAATTACTGCATTATTTTGACCCAAAGTCTGTAGCAACACAGAAGGCAATCCAAAACTATCAATTCTAGATAAGTTAATTACTTTTCCTAAATTGTCTAAATCAGCTCCGAAAAGCGTATTTGCTAAATTTATTCCATAGATATCTGCACTCATCAAATCATCCATGTTACTATATGCGCCATCTAAAAACGTTTTTGCATTTTGGTTGGCCATAATAGCTTGATTAGTGTAATCAATGAATGCTTGTGCTGACAAAAATGAGGACAAAAATTCTTTGTATTCCGGAACCTGCACATTTTGAAGGTACACTGGCAAACTACTAGTAGGGTCTACGACTAATCCGTTCCAATTGAATTCGTTCCAGGCTTGTAATGCATGAAGTCTTATATACCCCCATTGCGTTATAGAACTATTAGGATTAGTAGTATCATATGGTAACCAAGTTGCATTTTGCTTTTGATTAGTTACCCCGGCTCCTTGAAGCGGGTCACCATACGACCCATCGTAGTTACCATAACCACTAGTAGCAGGTCCTGGCAATGCACTAGAATAGCCTGATTGTCTTCCAAATTGTTCTGCAAAAGATGGAGGAGAAGAAACTCCTTCAGGTCTTGCCCAATTATTGGACGGATCTGTTGCAACATAAGTAGGAGGCTTCGCATTACCTAGCGCGGGAACCGTTCCTGCACCAATACTGATAAGATTGTTATATGTACTATCTGATAGTGTTTTAGTTGCACCCGATACTGCTACGCCACGAAGGTACCCATCATTGATAGCCCAAGTTAACATGCGTAATGATGTATTGCTAACTAAGCTACCGAATGTATAAGCAGAGTTTGTCTTACTAGCACCCATATATGAAGCTGAAACAGGATTAATGGATAACCCTTGATTTAATAGATAGGAACCAATCACGTTGACTCCTAATGGACTTTGTTTACCTGTGTCAGCCATGTATCACCTTATGGTACAAAAACGTCAGGGCTACCCTGAGTTATCTTATGTCCGCACGTATTGCCTGACCCAACTCGTAGAACAGCGACATTTTCAGCAAATACAGTTGGGCTACCCTCTGTTGTTTTTGCTTTAGCGTGAGGTCCATCGCCATGAGGCGTAATGTCACTGACATTCAAACCCACTGCAATGCTATTAGCAAAGACTGTGCTAGCACCACGGACAATCTTTCCGCCTGCTTGATTCTGATCACCTTTTCTACTGAGTTGAGCCATTTGTTATCCTAAAATAAGCTTCTTATCAGGCACTACTAGACCAGTAGTAGCCTCAATGTACTTTGCCTTAACACTTTCATCGGTCAATGCATAGATAGTTACGTTATTAATATTTAGTCTTGCAGGATCCTTCGGATTTGCAGTAAACATGCTCTGCATTAATCCCAATCCCTGAGGTCCGGGTGCAACTGATACTGGATCCTTTAGTGATACAAGATGTTCTTCAACTTCAGTAACTTTTCCGATAACTTCTTCTCCGGAAGTCAACTTGAATGTGTAGGTTTCTCCAACTGTAATTGTCATATTCGTTCTTTCTTATGCTGCTTCTGCTAAAAACTTAGCACGAAGTTCTGTAAATCCACCGACGAGTTCTCCGTCGAGGAAAATCTGAGGTACGGTACGTGCATTAGGAACTGCTTCAAGCAAGTCTTCCTTAGTGTATCCTTCACCAATCTTTCTTTCTTCAAATTCAATACCCTTCTGTTCTAGAAGTGTCTTAGCCTGCACACAATAGGGGCAGTGATCTTTTGACCATACAATTGCTTTCATATTTTTATCCTCTTAGTTTTATATAGTAATTATCTTTGTTAGGGGTATCAATTATTTTACTGTTCGGTATATTCCAGTTCCAAACTCTATTTTTTATATAGTAGCTAATGTTTTCGTATGCTATTTTATTGTACTCGGGAGTTAAATGCCCTGATATAAATTCAGAGTTTTCGTCCCATTTAATGCCCATGCTAGTATCCGTAAATTGAAATTCATCCATTTGTGCATAATAGAGAGAACATAAATTAACATTGTTGGGTAATTGTAATTTTTCTTTATACTCGTCTCGGTATGAGCATTCATAGCACGGTATTACGATAACATGCGGACCAACTGAAGAAATTTTGTCTACCATCAATTCGCTGTTATCATACTGATAATCTTCATCCGAAAGTTCAAACCAATGTTCTAATTTTTTTAATAATTCTCGGTCGTCGGTGGATAGTGACATCGTTTTTTTCCAAACGTCAATTTGTACTTGGTTAGTAATGCACCATTGTTCTCCACCAAAAAAATGTAAAGGTTTAATGTATCTATTAGGTTCAGTAACTAAAAAAATAATCAAATCATGCAGATGATTAGTTCTTTCAAATTCTTTATAAGAATAGTATACTGAAGATCCACTAAGTGCATAGTTGGTTAATTCACAGTTATATTCTTGCTGTAGTAACGTTGACCAATGATGTGACAAACCTTTTAACTGTCTATCATAATCTTTACTGAGGCTACGAGTTCCAAAACTGTCTCCGTAAATAGCTAAACTTTTTATCATAAATTTGGTAATTCATCGTAATCTAATGAATCACTCATCACCCCGATTACATATGAAGTTGACTCTGATTCTTGAAGTGCAGTCTGCTTCTTACTAGTATCCATATGCTTATTGAACCAAGGAATAGGAGTAGTCTTTGGAGCTGGATTCCAGTATTTAATGCCGATTTGCTTAAGAGCGTCTACTGCGTTATAATCAACAAAGTCAATCATGATACGTTCGTTAAGACCGATGACCGGGCCCTTCTTAAAGAGATAGATGGCCCATTCTTTTTCTTCACGAATTACATCTTCATAAATCTTACGAACTTGTGCTTCACAATCAATCTTAGCCTTAGCAAAACGAGGGTCTTCTTTGATAACCTGATTAATCATCCAAGCAGTCCACTCTTTGTGCAAGAGTTCGTCCTGTAGAATCAAGCTGATGATGTTGCCGTTGCCCATGAAAATCTTGTTTTCAACCATCGCAAGTGATGTTGCAAATGACACCATAAAGCGGAAAGCTTCAAGTGCATAACTTGCATGAAGGGCTAGCCAAATTGCTTCAATATGACGCTGTTCATTTACTTTCATTCCCAGTTCTTTTTGACAGTTAATTAGATGGAGTGCATCGTAATACTCACCGACACTTGATGCCATTTCAATGATTTCGGCGGTGTCATGAATCGTGTTGAATACTTCTTTGGGAACATTGTAGATGTTACGAATGATGTGGCTGTATGAGCGAGAGTGAATGTTTGTTTCAAAGAAGCTCCAGTTACTCATAATAGCTTCAAGTTCGGGGATAGAGCATACCGGAGTAAAGACTTGTGCTGGTGCTCTACCTTGCAAACTGTCAAGTGCTGTCTGCCTAAGAACATTGCTAGTAAAAATGTGCGCAACAGCTTCACTGGCATCTTTCATATCATTTGCATCTTTAGTCAGTGAGATTTCTTCCGGAACCCAAAAGAATCCGCGGGCTGATTGTTCAATCTTCTGTAGCTTCTGATACTTGACTTCTTCAAAACGCTGAATGGTTACAGGGCCTGCTGGGTCAAGGAACATCTTACGGTTAAGATAGTTTGTTTTTGTTGTTAAGTTATATTGACTTTTGCTCATTTAATAATTCCCCGATGCTAATACGATTTTACAAATATGTTCTAGGCGCTCAATATGTTCATATGCTCGCCAAGGTGTAGTATCAATTGCAACTACACCGTGCCCCTTAATGCCTACGATGTCATAAGCAATGTTGCCTTCGCTGTCAAGTCCTAAGTTAGTATGACATTGTGTAGCAAGTTCTTCACTGATAGGAGGGACATCTCCTACATTAGGAGCTACTCTAGTGTATCTCCCTAACTCAGGGAAGTGTGTCACTAGCTCATTCAAATTGATACCGGCGTGCATCGCGGCGACACAGTATGTAGGGTGAACGTGAACTACCACACGAATGTCATCACTATGCTGACCCATAGCTTTTAGTAATCCAAAGTGCAATGGCAATTCACCGCTCGGCTGCAACTCACTAGAGATAGCAGTATATGGTAGAATTTTACAAATTGTTTCATTGCCCGTATCTACTAATCCGATCTTCTTGAATTGATCGGGCTGTAGTGTCTGCTTTCTCACACCACTAGGGGTGATATAGAAGTGGTCACGGTCGTGATGACGAATACTGATGTTGCCATCCCTGCTTGTAATCCAATTACGAGCATAGGCATCCTTTAAAATATCGCAAATTGTTTCTAACATTATAATTTACAGCTTTCGCAATCACCATCATCTTCAAAGAAGTCAATAACTTCTAGTGGTGCTTCATCTTCCTCTTCTTTAGAACCCTTCTTGTTAATCAAGCTATAGTAGAGAGTCTTAATTCCCCATTTGTGAGCAAGCATCAAGTTCTTTGCGATAAGAGTAGTTGGAACTTTACGATCAGGGAAGTGAGCAGGGTTATAGAATGTATCAGTACTGATTGACTGATCCATGTAAGCAGCAAGAACAGCAGAGGTCTTGAGATACCCTACACAGTCTGTTTGGTCCCACATAAGCTGATACTTGTTTTTTAGTTTCTGATAT